TTTCAGGCTATCTTGCATTACAAACAACGTAATAAACATCCACCAGAGATTATTCTCTGGTGGATGTTCATATACGTTTACTCAGTGTATAACTAAGTGTTTTTTATATTCATTATATACTGCATACACAATGTATGCAGCTAACATATCTATATCTTGATATTTTTGACGTAATGATTCTAGATCAATTAAATACTCTATTTTATATATTAATTCCGTTTTATATATAATAGCATCTGGTAATTTAAGATTATTTCTATGAGCAAGGATTGCAAGACGAATTCTATTTGCGTTTTTGTTTTCAGTTATGACTTCTTTTATTTTATTAAAATAACCGTCATCAAACGCAGAAAAATCAGTAGTTATAATAGTGACCTCACTCACATCTTTATTTAACAGCAGCTAAGATAACTAAAGCTACACTAATCATCATTAAACCAACACCAATAATAGCAAGACCAGCACCTTCAGGAGTTACCAGAGCTTTCTTAAAATATTGTTCTAGATCAATGTAATCAATAAGAGCTCTACGTGATAGATGAAGAATACCGACATATAAAATACTAGTAATCAGTATAATGATGATGCTTAATGTACCAGCACCAAAGGGCAGATTATTAATTAATCCACCATCTGGATCACTCATTAGTAGAGCTAAAATAGTAAGTAAAGAACCAATACCCAAAAATACGTACCTAAATCTTAAATTCATGTTACAAACTCCTTTTAGTGAAATCAAAATATAGGCTATTTAGATAAAAAAATTATAATTAAAAGGTAAAATAATACCATAGAGAGGAAAATCCTCTCTATGGTTTACTACTGCTTATACAGAAAACGGATATTTAATTGGTGGATGATATTCTTTATATGTAATCTTAAAGTCTTTAATAGTAACCCAAGTCTCTAAATCTTCTAGTGTTTTAATGTCTGGATTAATGTCAATTGTTGGTTCTACTAGTGGTGTGCGTTCTAACTGTATAGGAACTAATTCTAATTGATCTTCGTAGATGTGGTTATTTACACTACGATGATAAGCGTATTTAGGATTTTTATTAGTAATCTGTGCCATTAGACGCAGTAATAACCATACTTGCACCATATTAGCTGGACAACCTATAGGCCAATCATTACTTCGTTGTGTTGAGTTTAAATATAAATCATCACCAACTAAAGAAAACTGATGCTCATACATACATGGACGTAAACAACCTAAATGAAACATACCAGGATTCCAAAACGTAATAATTTCTCCACGATCATCTTTTCCATTTTTTAAATTATTATAGACTTTATGAAATAGATCAATTTTTCCTTTAGGAGTAATAACTTTATTATCTAAATCTTGAATATCGACATAAACTGGCCAGTTCTTTGCTACTGCTCCATAAATCATTCCAAGATCATCTTCACCAGCTCTATAAGGACTATTTAACCATTCTAGATTTTTATTAGCATTTGCATCCCAAGTTTTTGTACCAAGAGAGCGCATCTGAGCAGCAGATCGTACACCTTTAATATAACCTAGAAGTTCAGCAATAAAAGAATATGGATTCTTAATCTCGCGTGTTGTAATTAATGGAGCTTTATTAGTTGTTGCGTCATAAGTTAGATCGATATTAATTACTGTACGACAGACTTTACCAGTACGTTTGTTTTTTACATCAACACCAGTCTCATAAATACGGCGTAGACCATCAAGATACTGTTTTTCTGCACGTTCAATTTGCATAAACTACCTCTTGTTTTAGAGTTGTTACTAAATGTTTAGTCTAAGAAAACTTCTACTATGATATAAAAAATTATGAAAAAATTTCTTCTAAAATACTTCCTGACGTACTATCAGAGTCTTTAGGTAGACTAGTAAATGAAGCATCTTCACCATTAATGTCATCTAATACTGGAATATTTAACGCTGGAAATTTATACATACAAAACTTATCTTCAACAGGAATATCTGGTAGACCTCTATGTTTACCACGTCTTAATGCTAGATATTTTTTACGTTTATGTATAAAACAATGAACGTATATTTCTAAATCTAGTTCTTGACTGATTGTCTTACAACCATCCGTATAATTTTTCTCAGCTACTTCGTTAACGAACTGGTGCTCAGGAACACCGTTTCTTATTAACTGACTTGCTTCTGTAGATAACTGAAACGGTGTAATAAACGCAATATTTCTCGCAGAACAAAAATTACGTACTCTCCGTACCATATCTCTTTTATCAGAACCTAATGCTCCTTGAGTACAGCCAGTAGTTGGCATCATTAACAGATAATCTACTATCAGTACATGAACTGCATATCCTTGTGCTTCTAATTCAATAATATAGTTTAAAAGAGAAGAATAAGTCCATTGAGATGGATCAACACGTCGCATTTTAATATGAAAACCAGTAGCAGTAAGACGTTTAATAACATAATCTTTCATCTCTACTGCTGATATTTCTTCAAAATCACGTTTAGTGACATGTATACCTTCTGATTCTTTTAAATACTGATACATAAACTGTAGATTAGAAGTTAAACTATCTTCGAATGAAATTCTAAGTATTAGAGGTTTTTTACCAGATTCTGCTTCTGCTCTTGTAACTATAGGTGTATTAAATAACGGAATCTGTATAAACATACTTAAAGTTAATCCTGTTTTATATTTATGCTGAAGTGCTTCTATACCGACAGTTTCTCCGCGTCGTATACCGCCTTGAGTCATTCGATTAAGACCATGCCATCCAAGTCTATAAACACCAGTATCCTTATTAATGCTTCTAACTTCTTCAAATATAGTAGTGACAGAATCTGGATTCTCAAAATCAACTTCACTAATAACAGCTGGATCTTTCATACTAGAAACCATATTAGTTAATGGTTCTAATTCAGCTATCGTGTTCTTTAAGTAATCACTGAAATTTTTGATTTTATGGCGATTAAATTTAAGATCATAAGTAACTTTAGAAAGAATGTCTATAGCAAGTTGTTCTTTATAATAGTTATTTAATGTTTTAACTAAACTAGTTATAATTCTTTTATTTGAAGCTTCATCGTGTTCAACTTCGACAGATTCTTTAATTACTGAAAGTAGTTTCTGATCATTCTCTAGAATAATCGATAACTGTTGTATAAGAATTTCCTTTGGAATATACTCTTTCTCTTCAAGAAGATTAAAACAAGTATCCTTTAAGTTTTTAATAGTATTATTACCTATGAAATTAAACTCTGGAGAGTCAGTTTTAATAGTACCTAACACACTACGAATAAGATCGTCGTTTTCTAGGTTATTTAGTAATCTTGTCTTGTAAATAAGAGTAATTATTTTAGCTAATATTGTTCTAGTATCCATTCCTTTTCTTCTGTAGAAAAAATCATAAAATACGAAATAAAAGTAAAAAAAGAAAAACCCTCTTAAAAGAGGGTTTTTTTCTTGTTTACTAAACTTTACAACGTAAATTAAAAAGGATAGTCTTCTGAAATAAAAGAATCTTCTATAATCTCGTCTACCCAAATGCTATTAATATTTTTAATTGTAATTAACTTATCTATAGTAGTAACTGTATTATCTAAGTCATCTCTATAATAGAGTAAATTCGGATTACATAGTTTACCAATCTTAATATCGTATATAGCGTTATTCTCCTCTTCTTTTATAAGAAGATAGCTATCTTCAGTCAATAAAACTTTTATGTCAATATGATCAGATCTTATTGAGGAAAAAATATTTCCATATCTATATCTAAGATAAATAGGAATATTTTTATCTACTAATTTTAATGCAATTAATTCTTGTAGAGTTTTAATAGACATATGGTTAATATATCCAAACCCAATGTCAGAAGTTCTATAAATTGCTAATTTACTTACTGGTAAAAACTTTAATCGCTCAAAATGAGCTTTAGTAAGTCTATCAAAAAGCATATCTACAGAAGTTATATCTATAAATCTACCTAGTTTTTCATGTTTGCGCTGTATCAATGATGAGCAAAATTGAATTAGTTCCTTGTTATTTTGAAGATCTTCTAGTTTAAACATACTTATGTAAGATATTTAGTAAAAAAAAGAAAGAGAGATAATGATTATCTCTCCTTTAGAAGTTTACTCTACTTCTTCTATAGATAATGTTTGCTACTCTATCTTTAAATAACTCTACTCGTCTCATATGGTAAATTTTCTGCTTAATAATGTTATCAGAATAAAGATAGCAGAATTTTACATCACGATCAGGTAATTCACGTAAACGACCTAATGCTTGAAGATTACTTACTGAAGATAGAATAGATACAGTATGTATAATAACACGTAAGTGTGGAATATCTACTGCTGTTCCTGAAGATAGTACAGTTGAAATAATAATGTCTGATGTCATTAAATTCTCATAAGGGTCATCTTCACAATAGCGATTAACAATCTTGTCTTTATATTTTTCTCGTAAAAAATCAGTTAGTTGGGTTGCCATTTGAACTGTTGCAATAAAAATTAGTAGTTTATCTTTCGGTTGATATTCCGAAATATAGTAGTCTTGTATAACTCCATCAATGATTTTATAATAGCGCTCTGCTAGATCTTGTTTTCTCATAATACTCTGTTCAAAAGCAATATGAGAATAGTTTTTTGAACCATATGTATTTGTTCTAAAGAACTTCTTTAAGTTATCTGGAATAACATATGAAATTGGGTATACATCTATATATTTCTTAATCATAGTATCGCCATATACAGTATTATTCGGATATACTATTTTATGTACACGTCGTACTACATTTTCATCTGACATTAAAGTAGCAGATAATCCTAAATGAAATTTAACATTACTATAAAGAAGAATCTTAAAGATGGAATAAAAATGTTGATGTGTTTCATCTATCAGTAAAACACCTATACCTAATAACGGAAATAAATCTATAGGGCTAGCACCATACATATCGATACATAAATCAGGATTTTCTTCATAAGTTTTAATATATTCGGATAAAGTACGATTACTAAAAATATAATAGTTGTGTTTTAATTCATTATTCTTAGCTAAGTAAATTAAAGCTCTTACTTCTTTAGAACCTTGAATAGTCATTACATCTGTAGTAGTAGCATTATGGATATTTATAATATCATTAACCCATTTATCTATATAAGCTGGAAGAATTACTATCGCTAATCTTTGTTTTAATTTAGCGATAGAATATAAAGATATAAACGTTTTACCAGAACCAGTACTTAATGGAATTAATTTAGATCCAGTAGGATTATTAAGAATAAAGTCAGCAACTGGAACTTGTTTTTCTCTTAATTTCCAACCATCTCTTACTGTCATATTAGCAAAGATTGTCTCATAATTACGTTCATCAATCTTATCTTCTACAGTAAGTTGGTAATTAAGTTTATTTAAGTAATTATATAAGTGAAAAAATTGATTACGATGAAGATAATAAATACCTTTATTTTTAATCTTACTTACAAATACTCTATCTTCTATAGAAATATTAGATGAAAATCCTTTTATTTTAATCGTATAATACTTATCTAGAAAATTATTGATATGATACAAAAGAACAGCGTCTCTTGTCTCTAATTTTACTGAGAGGTTGTAGAATGTTAGTTTAACACTCATGACGCATCACACTCTCTACAACTTTTCAGACATCGAACACTAAGTGCGTTATCAAAAATGACGAGCTCTACCTCTAATATGAGTTGCTCCATCGTCAACTCTTTCCGGAAAATTTTATCATTAAATTACTAATTATTTTTTTCTATAAATAAAAAACTCCACTGGTCAAAAGACCAGTGGAGTATTTCTTTATGATAGTGATGTATGGTTTTATTTTACAACACTTTGGGGACAGAACAGCACATCGCATGGATGGTCCATGCGGTTGATATTTGAGAAAATGGTAGGAGCGTTGGAAATGAGTTCTTTACTCTGTTCTTCGTATACTAAGAGCTGAGATAAGCTTCTGTGTCTAAATAGCAGTGTTTTATTCTCAGATCGTGGATGTTGACTATCTCTTCCTAACCTATAGTCGTTATTATATGTGTTATAAGTAGTAGTTGCGTATACGATTACCTCAATTACTGATAAATTACACTTAAACTGATCGATGACAGTATTAAAAATCGTAATTAATTTCTCATAAGGATCATAAAGTTTATCCTTATTAGTTTCTATCATACCAGCAATCTTATTAACAAATGATATAATATTTGTCTCTTTAACAGGATTATTAAAAACTGGAAGTTCTTTATTAAACGTATCTAAAGGAATTACAAAGTTTCCTTTAGAATCACTTTCTAATTTAATTGATTTAATATACTCTAACAGTGGTTTAGTTATAATAGAGTTTCTATCTTTATATGAAATATCCACTATTTCTTGTATCGGTGTCTTATGTTTTGTGTCTCTAATAGCTACAGTTTCTAATTCACCTATCTTATTTAATGCAATATTAGTATGTTGTAGATTTAATACATCGATAAGCTTATTAAGTCTATTATTAGGAAGAATAAGATACATCCCTTGTAGCTTTAAATCTTTATTAAAATAGATATTATTTTCTTCATCAGAATAAAAGTATTTATTAGCTGTACCTTGAAGTTTAATAACTGATTTTCCTACGCTGTGAGTTAAATGTTTAGTTGAGAGAATAGACTGAGTCATCTTTTCCATTAAGAACGCAGTCATCGTATAACCAAGATTACTATTTTCTTTGAAGTTTTCAGAAACTTTACCTAAACATACTGTACAAATTTTAGTAGGATCTGGATGTTTACAACCAAGACTAGTTCGTAGTTTAATAATACTATTAATCAAATTAGTTTCATTACCACGAATATAATCAAGTCTACCATCTTCTCTTAGATAGTATTTACCTTTAATATTTTCTAATACGTCTTTAGTAACTAAAATATCCATATATTCAGTACTGCCACAATCTTCTGTAGTAACACCAGTAACCGACATTGTAAGTAACTGAATACGACGAGATGCATATTCAGATGTTTTAATATGAGTGTCATTAGCGTTTAGAGATTTAGCAGCGGTACGCGATTCAACAATTATCTCATATAAAGATCCCATACCTTTAATAAACCCATTCATTATGGGTTGTCTAAATACACTTCTGTCTAAATCAGCAACAAAACCACGAGGTCCAATACATTGATTTGCTTGATTTTCATTAATAGCTTTATAACGATAAGCCTTTACAAAACGATTATCTGTATTAGCACTATTAACATACTGTTTAATATCTTTATAAGCTCGATCGACTGATTCTGGTGTTGGTTTAAGATTATCATGAATTTTTCTAATACTATCTTCTTTTACTAATTTAATAAAATCAACAGCATCGATAGTCGAAATATATGGCGATATACGTTGTACAACCTCGTTAAATATCAAGTTGAAGACCTTATACGTTAGTTTTAGTAACGCATCTTTCTGATAATAAAAATGAAGCTGATTATATTCGCAAATATGTTTAAAGACAGATTCTAATAATCGAATATGAGTATCTGCGTTATAATAACCATTACCAATAATAGTTTTTACATCACAATTAGAGGTAATCGGCGTAGCTGGATACATTGAAAAGAGTTCCCATGCATACCGATTAAAGATTAATTCCTTATGTTTATTAATGATTACTTTACCATCTTCATAGGTAACCTCATAATCTCCTGGCTGAATATTCCAAATACTTATTCTTGGAATATTAAATATTTCTCTTACATTAGTTTTCAGCATTTGTAAATCCCTCGTATGTAAAATCAAATCCGCAAGCATTAAAAATATGCTTGAGAATCATAAGAGATTTAGTCTGTCCATATTCAACTTTACTGCGATCGATATTAAAATTAGGATCAAATCCGTTAGGACTTTCTAAAATACCTTTAATTAATAATTTATGCGAAATAGGATTTAGAGTGATATCAATAAGATCAGCAATCATTTCTGGTGGAGCAAAACTCTCTAGAATACGCACCTCTGTCTCGCCTAGTGTTTTAGTTGGAGTAAGAGAATGCGGATATTTAGATTTATCTATATTTGTTCCTTTTACTGGAAAACCAAAATTGTTGACTTTACTAGAACTTACACCAGAATAATTATTAGCGATTTTCTCAAGGAACATAAAATAGAGTTGACCAACACGAATGTTTTCTTCAGTAGTTACCTTGTTTCCTAACTCATCAATATAGGTTAATTTACCAAGATGTGGTGCAAATCTACTTTTCTCAATATCATCAATGACATCTATGATATTCTTTTCGTTATCTGTTGGATAGTAAATAGATAGATTATGATTAACGATTCTCTTGAAATGTTCATATACTTCTTTATAGTTTAAGCTATCTATAAATTCTGTCATATCTGTATTAATAAGAGAATATAAATCACGTAGTTCATTTCTTATATAATCTAAATCATCTTCATTTAGTTTATCTAAGAAATTATTACCATACTTCATTGTAAACTGATTAATAAATCTTTGACGATTATCTCTTGAAACTGCACCAAGATAAGCTTCGTATGCTCGACCTAAGTTCATACGTGAAATCGTCGACATACTATCCGTTATAACGTCGACACGATTTCCAAGCTCATCTACTGGCATCATTTCATCCGGTAGAATACGACAGATTACACCTTTAGCTGCATGAATATCTGTCATCTTAAAACCTAAATTTGGTGTTATAGTTGAAATAGTAGTAATTTCAATGCGATACTGATCTATAGGTAGCTTACGATAAGAAAGCTTATGTTTACCATAAGTTGCTGCCATTATCTTAATCTGACAATCTGTAATGAAGCGATTAAGTCTTGGCGAAAGCTTAATAACATCAGTGTTTCCATACATTATCTTCTTCTCTTGCATAATCTGTTCATACTTATTAACTACATTACGATAGTAATTAATAAGCATTTCAGCATACTGATCTAGCTGTTGAGTCATTTTACTACTAAATTCAGGTTTATTATAATTACCACGAACAATATTAATATCGATTACAGTAGAATTAGGATTAACATATACTAAATTATCAAAAATGTAGTCAGGTTCAGAAATATTATTTGTATTTATATCAGATATACTAAACCAATCATTACGTGTACGTAAAGCACACAGTAATCCATCTGGACGTACTTTTTCACCGATATCTGGAATAAACTTAAAAATATCTTTTGTACCGTAGAGATTAATTGGAATAGTATCTTTAGTAATATTAATGACACGCTTAATGATTGAATGAAACTGTGCTCGCTTTATAAAACTTTCAGATACTACAAACCCATCCTCTGATACAGAAGGATGCGACATAAACGCAACATTTGCATTTAATCCATAGCGATAATCTCCTTCATCACCATAACTATCAGTAGTTGCTAAAATAGTACCTTTAGCTAATGGAGTATTATACCCAATGTTAAAGAAATCAGCTGTCGGTTTTAATCTATAACCGAAAAACGTATGTGCTGAACGAAATGTATCGATATTAATGTAATCTATGTATATATATCCATCTTCTTCATACTCTACAATTATAGTGTATAAAGGTGGTTCTAAGACTCCATATTCACGATACTTTGGAATAATAGCTTTTACTATACAATCATGCTCAACTCGTACATCATTAATATATTTTCCAAGCTCGTATTCTATACCAGATTTAATAATACGTTCATCTGGATATAGGAGAGGTAGATGTTGACTTACATGATTAAAATCCATTACTGCTCGTGGAGAACTGGTGTTAGCAATAAAATTATTTAATGCTGCTGTACCCAAGAACTCCATCTTGATTTCTGTTTTATTAGAGCTTTTCTTTTCACTTGACACGTTGAACTCTCCTTTAGGGCGTTTACTGTTGACTACATATATTATATATGTTATTGTATATAGTTCTAAAACGAATGATCCTAAGAAGAAGACTCTGTACACAGAGTCTTCTTCGATGTTTTTAATAAACGTTTAATGTTTAAAAATGAGTAAAACAGTTGATTTTCTAGAACGCTGGTTATAAGAATAATTGGATGATTATTTGAAAATTTTAACTGCATAATTGTTGTATTTTTCTCCTTTTCTTCGTAGAATTTCTATTATAGTAGTTTTTTTAATTTTCGTGTTAGATTTTATGGTAAAAATTAATACAAGGAGATATTACATGCTAGAATCCTTTCAAGTAAATGACTATTCATTTGAAAATATTATAGAGTTAAATGATAATTTACAGTATTTAGACTATATTAATGCTGATTATGAATTTAAGGAAATCACTGTAGAACCAGATATTGCATATAAATATCAAGGTAATTTATTTGGACTATTTAGAGAGTTAGATATTCATCCTAACTTATTTACGTATACTATGTATATTAATGGATATACTAATCCAGTAGAATTTGCTGGTGATAAATACGTATTTAAAGTAGCAATTAAACCACCAATACCCATTAGTTAACAAAAAAGAAAAAGCTATCCGAGTAAAGTTCTCGGATAGCTTTTATTATTTGTTTATTTTTTTCATTCTAATGTCGTACTCTATAGCACACTCACTATCGCAAAACAATTTTGGTTTCTCTATTTCTGTTCCGCAATTATAGCATGCTCCTATTGGAACTAAACCATCATTTTTCAACCCTCTTCTAAGACTTTTCTTAATAGCACTAATATGATAATTTTCTATTTCAATATCAGATCTATCAGCGATGTCCATATTTTTTTATCTCCATATTTTTTGTTAAAAACTAGTTATATCAATTAATTTCTTTTATTAACTCCAGGGAGCACGATTTCCGTACATAAAGTGTGGATTAATTTGTAGAGAACTACCTTGATCTTTATTATAAACAGGAACAGCTACTGGAGTATTTTGCTCTGTACTTTGAACTGGAATTACCACAGGTCCTTGATTTGGCATAAACTGATTTGGCATAACTTGCTGCATTTGTGGTTGTTGTATAGGTACCATCATCATTCCCTGTGGTGTTATAACTTGTTGCATTTGTGGTTGTAATACCTGTCCAGATCTAATCTGTTCCTGCATTATCCAAGAAGGTGTATATACTTGTTGTAGTGGTTGTTGAATAGGTACCATTGTCCCTAAATTTGTCATTGGTGTTGGTGGTACTGGTCCAAGGCTATTTCTAATAATTTCCTCAGGAGTTAATTGATGTTGTTGATTAGTCTGAGGATATACTGGTTGAGACTGTACTTGCTGTGTTGACTGTATACGAGATGGATCAAATTGTGGAGGAGTTTGTGAAATAGTAGGTGTAGCAGTACTTGCTTTAGATTCATCTAACTTTAATTTATTCGATTCTATAGATATGTCTGTTTGACTTGGAATTAATCTAATCTCATTAGCCATACCGTAGAGTTGTTCTAAATATTGAGCCCATTCTAGATTAGATCTAATCTCTTCTAGATTAAGTGAAGGCTCATTTAGTTCTTCTAGTAGATCAGCAATCTCATTAATACGATGTGAAATTTGATAAGAAGTTAATAGAAGAATATTTAGATAACGAAAAATCTTATTATCTGTTCCTTCCATATAGTTCTCAGGTCTATCAATGGAAGGAAATATAGCTCTTAGAATATTCTCTAATGCCATTAAATATTTCTTAGATGGAAACTTAAAGCCAAATACTTTCTTGTTATGTTCTTTATCTTGAATTGCTTTTATAATCTCGTTATATATTAGGAAGTTTATTTTACCAATAGCAGCATATGGTACATCATTAATCTCTCCATTTTTCTTAAGGAAAATATCAAACAAATATGCTTCTTCATTAACTTTCTTACTCGCTACCGACATAGAAAGAAAGGTTTCGATGAGTGGATAATCCACTTCACCGATATTACTAATCATCTCAATAAGTTTACTTGATTTAATTTTCTGTTGTAATTCTACATTTGATCCAACACTAATTAAGCTTACGATAAGAGAACTTAAACGCAGATTAAGCTCTAATACTAACCTGCGTTTATATATGTTAAATACACTAGTCTCGGGATTTGTATAATTTTCGTTTAATGGGTGAAAGATAATCTTATCTCCAGGATTTTTTAGATTATCAAAATACGGTAATGTTAAATATTTACCATCGATAGTTATTTCTCCTACTTTCTCATTTTTATTGACAAAAATGTTGTCTCGTATGGTTATTCCAGCGTAATCAAGAATAGACAGATAAAATTTCTCTATGATTGGGTTGAGCTGCATTGTGAACTCCTTTTAAAAGTATGTTTTGTCGGCATTATATTTGTCCGATATAGCATCAATTACATTGCTAATTTGAAAGCTAGTATAATCGAAAGCATCTTTATTAGTAGTTAATACTGGCGAAAATAAGCTATTAGCAAAAGTTGGTACAGTATACCAGTTAGCTGGATAATTAGCAAACGATAGATTAATCTTAGTTGTTCCTAATAAGTCTACATAACATTCCATATGCATAGGAATTGTACCAGAGTTTGTTTCATTTAAGAAGACTTCTTGAATAAACTTCTCTTTAAATACTTCTAGTAGAAAGAAGAAATCATGTTCATCTAGATTAATGAATCCTTTAGCATCACTAATAAAGATTTCAGGAAGCATTGTTGGATTTGCCATATTTGATGCTGTAAAGAATATCTTATTAAAACCATATTTTACAGCTAATGATACTGAGTTCTCAATTAAACTATATGCCTTTAACGTAACTATATCTCGTCCATACCAATGATCACCAACTTCTGGCGTAGCTGCTAATAACGGATTAATAATATCCTTATTTAAGTTAATTAACTTAAATCTATTAAAAATTGTGTTGTCAATACGCATTAACTGATTAAAACTAAACGCATCTTTTGTTGTTTTAAACCCACCTATACGACTTAAAAATTTCAAGAATCGATTATCTGAAATACTAGGCTCTGGAACTTTAGAATCAATTGCATTTTGCTCAAATATACCATATGAATCAATATGAACATCTCTACTTCTATTGACAAGTAAACCTGTTGTTAAAATCTTACTTAAATATTCCGTAGTAATTTGATTATCAACAGTACTTGAAATTGTATTCTGATTAAAAGGATTAATATAGTTCTGTATGTTATAAACACGAATTTCATCAGGACCATACATATCATTTGCTATATTAAGCATATCTATATTATCTAGTATATCTTTAGGTCTTTGTGAATACATTTCAGCAGAATTATACGATCCATGAACATTATAAATTCGATATAGTTTTTCTTTACGAATTACACCTAGTGGTGTTGTGATATTCATAACAACAGTTTCAATTACGTTGTTTATAAAATGATTCATGTTAGGATCAATATTACCCATGTTACTAATACCATCATGATCAGTAAATCCCATAATGTAAGAATTAATTTCTTCACCTATAGCGGTGAAATTCTTTACTTTCAGTAAGAATATAAATCTACGAGTGCTAACCCAGTCTCTATTAAGACCAGCATCAAAACCAGTAGCCTCTGGCGTTATAATTTCATTTGCAACACCAGCAATGATATTCGGAGTAATTTTAGTTAACTTTTGTTCTTGTAATCTCCCTGCAATCGTATCAACTGCACTCGCAGTAGCATTTACGATATATGGTCTACTTAATACTGGATTATAATTACCTACCGGAAAATACATTAAGTCCTCAATGATAAAATTCTCTGTTATAGCTAATGAGTTAATAGGATTCTCTTCAGGAACAAAATTTTCCGTTGGAAAGAAGAAATTGCTCACGCTGTCCTCCAGAATCATGAATTAATAAATTCTACATACGAGCAAATTATATCATTAATGTTATTAGGAATATCTAAGTAATTTTCACTATTCACAACTTCTTTTAGTTGTTCTGGTGTACCAACCGGAATCCATAGATTATTGACGATTTCACGACTGACTTCTATTATCGTTTTCTCAATTACAGAAGGCTTATCTTCTTCCATCACAAATCCGTAATATTCGTTTAAACGCTTAATGATGTTCTTATTAAGTGTATTTCGAATAATGATATTTACATAATTACCTTCACTTGTTTTATATGAGCTTAAAAACATTGCTATAAATTTATGATCATGTTGCAAAAGTATTACTTTTGCAAGTAATAGTAATTCAACAAGTTTACGATATTCTATATAATATAAAGATCTTGGATTAATAAACTTGTTAAGAAACCAACCAAGAAGATATATTTGAATCTTATCTATACCTTTATCCATTAAGAATTTCACATTACTTAGTTCTTGCTCATAAAGTGCATAATCAAAATTACTATAACCAAGATTACGAACTAATGATTTAATATTACTAAGAGCGTGTTGAATTTCAACAACAGTCCCGATAGGAATATTAGAAGTTTTACGATAATCTTCGAAATAACTGATATCTTCTTTATTTGGATCATTTACTGTGGTTTTACCACGAATTGCGCTACTATCCGATGTTACAAAGTTACCTTTATATTTGATAGTCTGGAAGATGAAAGAAACAATATTGCATTTTGTTCCGAAGAAATCAATAGAGATTAGCTTATTAAAAATGATTTCACTAACTAAACTATCGAGAATATCATCATCACTTAAACCAGCTGTAATAATCAACTGCTCATTCTTAGTATTACCGATTAACGTTTGTTGATTAACTTCAATATAGCGTTTAAGTTTTTCTACTTCTGGACTTGTATAGATATCTGAACGAACAAAAAGCATAAAGATCTTATAATAATAATGCGTTGTAATTTGTTTAATATAATTATAAAAATCGATATACAACGGAGAAATTGCACGAATAAAGATAATGAGACTTATTAAATCTCTATATTCGTGCTTTACATACGTTTTCTCCTTAGTTGTATTCATATCTGGATCATATATATATTCATCTTGTACTGTCTCTGGGAAATATAACTCATTTTCTTTACTAGCAATCCAAAGCTTAAAGTTGTTATAGTTAAGAAGTTCAGATACTCTTGCTATTTTATTTTCAAGATCAATAACAAAATTGATATCGCTATAGTTTTGTTTATGATCGTTATTATATACTTCATAGAAAATATCATATATTTCACGTTGAGTATATTCTGGTAACATAGCTACATATTCATTAATCTGTTTATAGAGATTTTGTAGAAGAGCTAAATCCTTATTTTGATCTTTATAGAAATCTGTTAAATCTAACTCAATAGTTTCTCTATCAGGATAGAGAATTTGTAATAAACTTAATCCGTATTCTGAAAGTCCTATTCGGTACTGAAGCATTTCAACTCCTTTTGGTTGCACCACAGACAAGTAGTATATATGCAATCATAACCACTTCTAAACCAGTTAAAAAGAAAACTACCCTATCGCAAATAACGCGATAGGGTAATTTTTATCATGGTATTAAATCATCTAGTTCTTTAATAATAGCATGATCTAAATCAGCAGCTTTAACAGAAATGCTGTTTTGTGTTTCTGTACTAATTTGTTTTCTACCATTATCATATTCTTCATTAGTATAGTTTATCATATTAATGGCTATGATATCTAAAATCATATCCGCGATAGACATAGCCATTTTTTCACTAATTACTCTATCTGGAATAACATTCTTATTACCATCGCGGAAAATATGGAATGGAGAAGGTTTAATAGGAAATACAATCTTTGGACGACCTTCTGCAATTACACTAAAATATAAAATACCGTCTTTTGATTTACCAGCATAAAGAGTAGCTTTTACTGTTTTCTCATTAGTTGGTTTATTATTTTCGTAAATAGGAGCTAAAGATTCAACACGAATTTGATTATCCGGTTCTCCTTTAATAATATCCTTAAATAGATTCATAGCGGTAGCCATATGAATTGCGTCAAAAGGACACGCAATTACACCTTCTCTTCCTTGTAATCCCGTAAAAACAACAAAACGTGGGTTACCATCACGGAAACTAATTACTAAACGAGGACGTTTAGTATTATCACCTTCTGGTCCACCTTCTCCCCAAATAACTAATTTACTAATATCGAAGTATTTTTTGAAAAGTCTACTCATTGTCTTGTTCTCCTCGAAAGAAATGATCGTCAGTCGTAAAGAGAATTCTATGAACTTAATTACATTATATAGACGTAGAAACTAAAACCACTTAATGTTGCAAAGTATAAAAAAATACTATTTTTAATTTACATCAACTTTTTACTAAAGGAGTAAACCATGAAAGCTTTTCGTAATATTGGCGGTAGTGTAGTTGAAATTGAAGTCGATGTTGATCCAAATGGTCAACCGATTCTACCACCAGATACTACCGTTGATCCTCGTCCAGAACCACAAGAGGGTCATTACGTAACGGTAGTTGGTAATGAATGGGTACAAATTCCTATTCCTCAAGAATTTCTTACGTTTGAAACTAAAGTTCGAAATGCATTAAATAAACTGAAGACGTATCGTAGCTGGTATCTAAATCAGCCCGTACAGCATATGGGTAAGTTATTTGATGCTGATGAAACAGCTCGTATTCGTCTAACACAAGCTTTAGTTGTTCATTCTACGATAGGTTACTTACCAACTGCATGGATTGCCCGCGATAATACTCCGTTCCAAATTTCTACTATTGACGATCTTAAAGCACTCGCAACTACTGTTCAGACGGCTTTCTCTACTCGTTTCTTCGAAATGGAAGGAATTCGTCAGCAAATTCTTGCTGCTGAAAATGAAGCTCAACTTGAAGCAATTGAAATTCCGACTATTCCGATGAACCAAAACGTTCTCAGCTAATTAAACAGTATCTACCAGAGAACAATCTCTGGTAGATACTTATATTATCTCGTGTTTGTTTTATTAGCATTAGACGACTCTAGTAGAGTTTCTCCAAATAAAAAGCTAAATGAAAGTTCTGAAGTTAATGGATTTACTCCTTTCTTCTTCATTGCTTCATATACTTTTAGACGCTTATCAAGAGGATCTGGCTTAAACATCACATGATCACCAAAGCACACAAGAAGATATTCCATAAATGGTAAAAAACTCATATCTTTATTTGGAATTGGATAGTATTTTGTGTTCCAGTCTTTTCTAGTTTTAATTATTCCAGTATGAGACTCTAATAAATCTAGCTTAATAAAGTTATTATAACTAAGAAGATCAAACGGAACATGTGTGAAAATTAAACCTCTATCAGTCTTATCGTATTTAATATCTTTCGTAAATAACTCAACATCATCTTCTTTTTTAATTTTATCTAAACAGTAACTAAAGATGTTATCAATAATTATCTGTTTATCAGTTGTTGCTTTACGTAATTTATCACCATCTTTATATGTTTCTTTTACAAAATTATAGTTATTAATATAAAACTTGATAGTAACATCGTTATTAATGAAAAAATTAGTTAAGAAATCTATTTCTTCTAGTAGTGTTTCTAAAATATCTTTCTTCGGAATAGTAATAAGATCTTTATATTTAATCGAACTAATTAGATTACGTAACAATGTTGAGATATTAAAGATATAAATAGAATAGACAGATAAATCTGGAAGATTATTAACTTGACGAGTCTCATCGTATACTTCTTGAATCGGTGTAAATAATGTTTCTAATGCTAATCCAGTACCTATACTAACAGGAAACCCTGATTGTGGTCTATTCAAGAGAATTGGGTGCATTGTTGTCTACCTCGCGGAATATGGAGACATAATTGAGGAATTTGTCTGTTTCATTCGCATCTAATGTGTATTTTTCATTAATTAAATCAACAAGAATATTATATATATTTTTCTCTAATACAAATTTATTATTGAAATCAAGCTCAATATCGGATAGTATATATGTAGTCGTGTTCTTTTCAACTACATTCTCTTTAGTAATCTTCTTAATATTATAATCACTATACCGAAGCTTTAGTTCTCCAATAATTAGATTAAATGGATGATCTTTACTTAGTAATAAACGAATATAACTACCAGGTGGATATTTAGCGATAATTTTATCTAATTTATCAATAGTTGTTGATGATGTAATATTAATTGTTTTATAAATATAAGCAGAGGTATTTTCAATAAACGTATAATTATTATTATCTACAATTATGTATCCCTTTTCACTTTCTTCTCCATGAGCTAATCGATCAAAACTACCATTTGGAATAATACGACTAAATGGATTATAGATATGATGATGACCAACGTGAATAAATCCTTTTACTAAAGAGAGAAAATACTCTTCTTTATAGTAAAAACCGTGATATGGTTTACCAGCAAACTGATATTTAAAATTACCATGTAAAATAGCAATATCAACTTGTGTAATTAAATGTTCATTTAGCTTTTCTCTAATTTGACGTTCAAGATCATCATGATCATTTGTCCATTCATCTGGAATATACAGAACATATTTATTAAATTGTGGTATATATTCAATATCTAAAGCTTTAAAGTATTTTAAATCACATTTTTCAGTTCTAATATCATTAAGCTTAATTAGAATTTGTGATTGTTGCCAATCATGACTTGGAGTACCCTCTAATACTCTAAGAATTATTTTGTTTATAGTACAGTAGGTAAGAAGATAATTAAAAAACTCAATTATATACTGTACATCTTTAGAATTTAAGTCTAATAGTCTATCAAATAAATCTCCGGCTATAAATATAGCATCTAAATCAGTATTTTTTTCGTTTAAAATATGCTTTTTGAATGATTGTATAATGTGTATAGTAGGTGTTTTAAGATGTCCTAAATGTATGTCGCTAGTGACAAGATACTTCATAACAGAAATTTCTTTTCTAAAGATCAGACAATTTTATCTTTAACGTTTTTTAAAAACATGATACTTTAATAATGAATTTATTATACGATTAAATTTTATATAAATATTGGTTGGATGAATAGTAATTTTGTTAATTTAAATGTTACTTTAACTATTTTAAGTTTACTAACGCGTCATCTTGTGAACTTTAACTACAGCTAAAGGAGTTTAAGATGAGAGTTAATATACAAGCAGATGTTTTAAGAATTTCTAGAAGCGGATTTAGTTTAAAAGGTGGAACTCTTACCTCTTCTTTAATTTTAATAAGTGTACCGACGCATCAATCGGAAGCTGTTACAAAACAATATATCGATAATGGTCTTACTTCTATTTCAGCTAGTTCTATTACTTCAGGAACTTTATCTCATAGTCGTTTTCCAGAATTTACTGGAGATATAGTAAAATCAGCTGGAAGTAATCAAATTACATTGACAAATACTGGTGTAACGTCAGGAACTTATAGTAAATTAGTTGTTGATGCCAAAGGTCGAATTATTAGTGGTTCTAGTCTAAGTTCTAGTGATATACCATCTTTAAGTTGGAATAAAATTACTACTGGTAAGCCTACTACTTTAGCTGGTTATGGTATTACAGATGGTTTAAATAAGAGTGGCGATACAGTAACAGGCCACATAAATATTACAAATCTTCCAACGGAATCTTTACATGCTGCTAATAAACAGTATGTAGATAATAAAGTAAATGATAATATAGCAGTTAAAACTGGTGATATTATCACTAAGACAAGCTTAAATACTCCTCCTGGTTTTTTACGTTGTAATGGTGGTATAGTAAGTAAAACAACTTATAGTGCGCTACATTCTGTTATAGGTAATATGTTTGATAATATTCCTATTCAACCAGGTAGTGGCCAACCATGGCGTCAACAGTACTACATTAACGATTTACAGTATACAAATATTGGTGGATGGACAACTGGACCTAGCTTGCCT